ATAAACAGAGTTAGCTGCGTTAGCTTCTACATACAAAGAGCCGCCCGGCGGTATTGTTTGACCTTCAATGCCTGTGCCTAAATCAATATCAGCCCATATAACCACTCTAAATGGTTGTTGCGGGTTTTCTGCTGGCTCACCATCGTCAACAATATAAGCTTTGTAGCTCTTGTTTGAGGTTGAGTTATTAACAGCAGTAAACGCCGTGATAATCGTGCCACTACCCCTTGCTGGCGATGTATATATAGATTGAGGAGTATCAGCAACAGTATTGACGCCTTTATTGACTATTAAAGTAGATGAGGCCATTTATCTTCCCTCTATTATGTAGTAACTATCTGCCTCAGCCGTAACATTAGCCGTACTGCTTTGATTGGCAATTTCTAGTTTTATGTAGTCGTTTTGGTCTAGCGTAGTGTTTATATTTATAGAGAAAAAAGCGACGTCACGACCACCAACAAGTGCGTTAACTTGTCTTGATTGATCTAATACTGTACTAAATAATGATGCTGAATCATCCCACTTTTTAACCCTTAAAGTGAGAACGTCGTTAGATGCTGAATCAATAGTAAAATCTGCAACAACTTTATATTCTCTAGGAGCATTACCTAAGTGTCTTAGTTGATTACCTGACGGATTATCGAAGTGCTGCAAATCCGCTGAAGTCCATAATGTTGCCGCTAAATCCTCGTAAACACCTATAGTATTTATAGTTGTAGATACTTCTGTTGTGACTCCGATAGAACCACCCTCAAAAGTATTAGGCATTCCGTTATTACCTGACCAATCACAAACCAAAGCTGTTTCGTTTATGTTAGGAGTTATGTTTAAATCTGTAGCGTCAAATACGCCGTTTCTAGAAACTATAGCTCCCATTATTTGCACTGTGGAAGGGGTAATAAAATTACTTGCTGAAAAGTCAAAAAATGAAACGTTAGCAGGTAAATCTATATTCATGTTACTTCTGAATCTAGAGGTCATACTAAAGCCTGCGCCAGCTTTAAATAAAGAGTAAACACCATCTGATAAGCCGCGAACTATTGATGTGTCGATAAAGTAACCGCCTAACCAAGTCCCAGCCAATGTTAATTCAGGCTGACCGCCAAATCTACCCGTTCCAACCTCTAAGCCTTGTCGGTAGCCAGTGATAGTACCTAATGACGTACAGTCGTTATAATTAATACGTGAGAATTCAAAAGCATTAAAGCCTGTGGCATCCGTTAAGTTGTAAACTTGCGATGTCGCGCCTGTTACCTCTACCGCATAATCAGTGCCTAGTATGTTGCCGCTTCCGCCTACATCAGACTCGAATAACGTATAATTAGGGTCGCTACATATCATTTTAGACACATCAAAAGTAAAGCCGATGATATTAACTCCACCAGCAGGTACAGTTATATTTAATCCCGTCCCGGTAAAATCTATAATTCCATCAAGAATATAAACTTTTGTGCTGTCTATTGTTCCGCCTAATGTGTTGGCGAGATTATCTTGTTTAACTATTACTGCGCTATCTTCTAACCTAGAGTAAACATCAGTAAAATTAGCTTGTACTTTTGTAAATGCGTCAAAGTATGTATCACCTTGTTTAGCGTCTGCTGTGCCTATAATTATATCTTGTTGAGCCACTTTATACCTCTGTCTTATCGGTTGTTTGCTCTGTTGTATCTATTGTAAAACCTGTTGTATCGATTGTTACTGGCTTGCCGCTCCCTATCTGTCGCCTAATATCGAATAATCTAGAAAGTGTATGGGGAAAGCCTATGTCACTTTGGTTACTGTCAATCCAATCATCGCCGCCACCTGTACGCTTCCATAGTTGAAATACAATAAATTTTAATTCACCAAGAAACCTTAATAAGCCTACCTCTTTTATACTTGGTAGCTTTAACTGTTCGGGCGGGTTAACTCTGTTCATCTACCCGTCCCTTTAACCTTGAGCCATGCACCTTTAATTGTAAGAGGTACAGGATCGGACATATTCAACCTAAAAATAAAACTTTGCCCTCTAGCCATCAAGTCAACCTCTGTTCTTAATGTATGCTCACCCAATCGGCCTAACTCCATCCATGCCACGTGAGGGAATGAACGCCCGCCATCAATAGAAACTTCAACCATTAATCGCGGTCTTTCTCCTTGCCCCGTTATTAAACCTACGCCTTGCTCCACATCAAGATACAAGCGAGACATAACCATAGAATCAGAGTTTAAATTAAAGTCTTTAGATTGAAATATTGCCGTTGTTCTTTGGCGTAACATTACCTCTGTGTCTTGAGTGTAATTATCTAAGTCCAATCTTTGCCATTTGCCACCACTACAAGCAAATGTTTTACCATAAACTTCTACGGCGCTAGTTGCTGAATAAGCTAGGTTTTGAGTTGTTGAACTAAGATTAGTCCAACCCTGTTTACCTAATGCTTCGTTAAGTAAATACGTTTTATTTTCACTAGGGAAAGTAATTATATAAAAGTCTTGGCCCTGCAGTGTTATTGCGTAACCCAGAGCGTCATCATACTTCTGCATATTTTCGATTGCATTCGATATAGCATCATCATTTATGCGCTCGTTACTGCCGCCAGAGACTCTATATATAGCCTTATCATCACCTAACCAGTAAAGTGCTCTATCTGTGTTGGCTAGCGTATGTATGGCTCCAACTCCTACACTAAATTGCTGCCCTTCAATTCTGTCAATAGGTGGAGATCCAACACCTGAGTTATACCAAGGCTCCGTAGTTCTTGTGCCGAATCTGTAAATTGTTTGATTGAATGCGTAATCTCTGACCAATTTATCAGGGCTTGATTCTGCCCCAACACCATCTAAACCAGATACATCAAAAGGAAGCCCGGGCTGTGCAATAAAACTTAAATCAGGTGTTGTATAGATAAATTGATTATTAATTATTGTGACCGATAATACGTTAACTAGGTTAGCGTTTGTGTTTTCTTTAAATGTACCTGTAAACGAAGAATAAACGTAAACCTTGTCACTCACTATGACTAAGTTCTCTCCGTCATTTTCCATTATTACGCGATCACTACCTGTAATTAATCCTTTTTGTGTATGTGATCCGCTAGAGTCTACCTCATATAAAGAGTTACCTACAACACGATAAGCAACTTCGTTCATTATATGAGAGCCGCGCTCATTATCTTCCGCTGCTGTGCTAATTGTCGTTAGCCCTGGGAATGATTGCAAGCTAACTTTCTTATCGCTGTATTCATTAACCTGTAAATACATATTAGTGGTATTTTGAACTGATACAGGTCTAGAGCGATTCTCGTGAGTACCACCAACAATATTAAAAGGTACTGTTTGGAATGTCATTATGGAGTCACCCCATCAACACGCATAGAAGGAGCGGGGCCAAACCGAGCTTTTTTATCTGCTTTGTTTGCGCCTTTAATAGCATCTTGAAACTTACCAGCGTATTTTACAGCCTCATCTAAATCTTCTGACCATAAGAAAACTTGATGCAATACACCGTATAAATAAATATTAGGATACCCAGTTATAACTGAGTTAGTCTGATTACTGTCGCTTATCGGATCTGGCTTTTTATAGTATTGAATCTGTATTGTATAAGATGAATCTGGCACTCTATCGAATTCTAACTCAGTGCCTATAACAGTAAAGAACCTTGGTTGACCTGTTGTAACTTGTCTTAATAATTGCTCTGGAGATTGGAATTTAACATCACAAAAACCATTACCAGTTTCTAACTGTACGCTTCTAGCCTTTTCAAAGTTAGGAGGTAAAGCTAAGTAACGAGCATCAGCGGCAGCAGTTGAGGCGAATTCTGTTTCCCTAATTTGTAGTTGTGCTTCAGCATTGTTAAACATTTCATATTCAGCAAGCGTAATAAAATCAGGGATTAGTTCTAAAATATCTTTTCGATGACTCCATTTAATAACAGATTCAACTAAATCATCGTAACTTGCTAATGCCATTAGATTACACCTTGTTTAGTTCTTAGTTTATTCCACTCTGCACTATTTAACTTAGCCAGAAGAAACTTTCTATTACATACCGCCAGAGGGTTAGGATCATCTGCACCTTTAGCTTTTAATTCTTCCGTCCATTGCACGATAACAATAGGCGGGATAGATGCCATCCTATGCCAGTCACCCTGAAAGCCTGATCCAACAGAGTCTTTATAGGCGCTGTTATGAGAAAGAAAAGGTTTAACATCTTGAGTCTGATAAACTTTAATCTTGCCGTTATCGTCTTTTGAATACTTTTCTATGATTCCGGTTTGCGCATCTACATCGTACATTTAAACAGCCTTAGCTTTTTTGAATATTAACATCTCTTTTTCAGTGCACGTAAAATACTCGCCTCTCTTTACCATGCCGTTGCTAGTGCATAAGTTTTTAAGCGCCAAGGCGCGAGGGTTTTCTTTCTTTGCTTTTTTAGGCTTCTTTTCTTCTGTCATAAATCACCTGTAAGGGTAAAGGGAGCCGAAGCCCCCTTGTATTACTATGCTGTTAAGTCAGCAACGATACCACTTGATTTCTCATTCTTAGAAACGAGTGTGTATTCAGAAAGTAATTGTACACGATCTGAATCACCAGTTTTAGCAAGTGGCGTTTCTTGGAAGTCTGCCAATGTAGCCATTCCAAACATATCCATCTGCAATACAAGCATTGAATCTTGAACTTGAAAACGGTTAGGGATAACAGCTAACGAACCAAAGTCTGATACATAAATATCAATAGCCGTTTGTACTGTCGCAGAGTTACCATCAACAATACGTTGAGCTGCACCAGCAGCACCACCATTAACAATGCCTGACATAGCTTGCTTGATAGTTGAACCAACCATAATAGTATCTGGTTCTCCGCCTTCATTCCAACACGAAGCTAACACAGCCTTTAATTGAGACTCAGCGAATGAGCGCGGAGTACCTGTTGTACGCGCATCCGTACCGTCACCAGTTGGGGCAACACCTGTAGCACCTAAATCAGTGTTAGTAGCTAACCATGATTCGATACCAGCAGCTTCACGAGCTACCGCTTCTGAGCCTACCGCTTTGGCTTTGTTGGCTAATAATGTAGATTCCATATCACGTTTAAGCTCTTTAGCCGACTTCATGATCTGATAATCTAACTCATCGCCACGGCCAGCAGAATCAATTTGACGCTGTGTGCGTGTAACGCGAGGGACCTTATCGCTAATCTGTGTGTAGTTACCTAAACGTGCAGAAGGGATTGTAGCAGTAGTTGTTGCATCTTCACCCTCAATTACAGCATTAGTTGAAACTGCTGTTGCTAGGCTGTCTGTTTGCCATTCATGATTAGTAGCTGTCGCACTTTCGCGAGAAATACCAGAAATAAATGGTGTTTGTGTGGGAGAGATATCGTAAATCATATCGCTCAAATCTTCGCGATTACCAATCGCATCATAGGTTGAGACTGTATCAGCTGGAGTAGCCATAATTAATTACCTTGTTTTCGTTGAAGTTGTCGTAGCTTTTGAAATAGCTTAGGGTCGCCTGTTCTTTTGACTTCCGCTTGAAGCTTTTTAATTTCATTTGTTACCGTGTTACTAGCTTGCGCTTTTGGTTTTGTACTTACCGGAGCTTTACGAACTCGCTTCTCTACTACCGCTTTTTTAACATTTGTAGCTTTAAAACGTGCCGCATCAATTACCGCTTGAGCCAGTAGTGAGCTAGAATTAACTTGATCTACTTGCTCTTGCGTAAAGCCGTTTTCAGTGTAGTAATCAGATAAAGCTGTCATATCGCTTTGATATGCTTCTGTTGCTTTGCCTTCATTCAGCCACTGAGGGTTAGCTTTAATCAATTTAGCTTGCTCTTCTTGTGCATTGACATTTGATTTAGGAGTAGCGCTTACTTTTGCTCCTTTAAGAAACTCTTTTCGCTTGCTCTGTTTTTCAATGTGTTCAATGTACCTTTCTGGTTCGTACTCTCGCATCTCAGCAATTTGCTCATCAGATAAAGAGTCCTCACTAATCATCGCCTCTAGTGTTGCTAGTTGCTCTGATAGTTTAGATTGAGATTTTGTTAGAGCTTCATCTCTTTCATCTAACTCTCTGCCTCTATCTGCATTAACTTGTGATTTGCGAGTGTAGTCATCTTGCATTAAATGACCGTTCTTCCACTCTTTGATTTGGTCTGAGCTTACTTCTTCACCATCAATGTCATAGTAAAAAAGGTCTGTTTCCTCATCTTTAGCTTCAATCGGTTGCTTTTCTGACTCTTCAATTTCCGTTGTAATCGCTTCATGAGTTACCTCTTCTGCTTCTACTTCTTCAATTGGTGCGCTATCTTCTAGCACATCTACCGCTTCAACGGGTGCAGGTTGCTCTGCTGAGTCTGCTCCGCTTCTTGCTTCTTTTCTTGCGGCTAAGTAAGCCTGTTCTGCTGTTTGCATTGTGAGTCCTTAAAGGTTATTCACGTTAAATAATGCGCCTAACTGCTTGCTTAGCGCGTTCTGCTAAGGTTATCTTAGCTCTTTTTCCATCTTTGATAGTTTTAGTAAACTTATCTAAGAATTTGTTTAACACTTGGGATTGTTGCCAAGCGTCTAATCTTTCTTTTTCATTATCTAATTTTGTGCTTTCAAACTTATTAAGTAAGTCACCGCGTAAAGTTATGATGAATTCCTGAATTAATGGATCATTAAGTAGTTCATCAGCACGATTGGCACGCTGTATTGTGTTTTTTAATTCTGTTTCAGTCATTAAACTAGCGCTCCGGGCACATCTTTATCGCTATCAACTTCTAGCTTAGTTAAATCAACTGCTGTACTTGTTTCGAACTGGTTAGCATCTTGTGCAGTGGATATATTGAACTGTCTAATCTTCTCCGCTCTATCCGCTGTTTTCTGGTCTGATGTATCTTTAGCTACCATTAACTTAGCTTGAGCCTCAATTGATTTGCTTTCGGTGAATGCTTGTAGTTGCCTAATTTGTTCAGATTGCATCTGCATAGCTTCTTGCATTTGTAAAACCATAGCGTTTAACTGTTCGTTGTCAGCGCGTAATGTTTCACTAGGCTCTACAGGATTATTAAATAACTGCTCTGATCGATTAAATCCAAGC